TGTTGCTGTTACAGGACTAGCAGCAGGTACAGTAGTTGCTGATGGCGATTATAAAGTCACTTTTAAGGATTCAGTTACAGGTCTCGAATCAGAAAAAGTTGATGTAAAAGGCTGGACAGTTCTATCACCAGCACCTGAAGTACCAACAGACGTAACATCCACAGCTACAAATGATGGGGCAGCTATCACAGCTAAGTAGCCAATAAAAGCATGCTCCCTTTCTGGTAGTGGTGGCGGTCGGATTAATTTTCAAAGGAGTTTTTAAAATGCTAATTCTGAAAGTGGATGGTAATACCATCGAGATTAAATACAATTATCGTCTTTACAAATATATTGTTGGCGACGACCAAGAAAAACAAGATGAAAAACTTGATACTTTTTTAAGTGGACTAGTTAACGATGATGTTGACCAAGTTTTAAGATTTGGCGTTGCTGCTTCTCAAAACAAGTTGTCATTAGAACAAGTTGCAGACCAATTAGATGAACAAGATGTCTTTGGAGATATTCATAAAATTACTACCGAAATCTTAAATGGTTTGTGTAATTCAGGTTTTTTAGCTTTGAAAGTTCGCAACTGGATGAAATACGCAAAAACTATGATCGAAGCTATAGAGAAAGCCTATTCCGAAAGCTTGAAGAAAAGTTTAACTGGTATGACGAAGAAGGAAAAAGAAGACTATCAAAGCCAAACAGAAGAGACAAAAGTTCAATTGGACACCTTCAAGCAACAGCTAGGCAAGATGGAGGAAAGAATAATCTTTCCAAAAAGTCAGGATTAGATTTCAGCAAATTAATTGAAATTTCAAGAATGGTTATAGGTATTACGGATATAGATGAAATTTATAAACTAAATCCGAATACATTTACAGCTATGTGCAAAGGTGCTTTAGGAAGTCGGTTTGATAATCTAATCGACCAAGTAATGGTCTCATCATCAGTTAAGCCCGTTGCATTTATCGAAGATGCTACAAGTCAAAACCAGCAACTTGATGATTATATTCGCCACATTTCAGAAATGGCTGATAGCTTTGGAAATAACAAAAAGGTTAGAACTAAACTTTCACATAAGCAAAAGCTGGAAATGCTAGGTCAAGTATTATATGACAAAGGGGGTGAATAAATGTCTGACATTGTTGTTTCAAAAATTATTGACTTTAAAGCACGTGATAATGCTACCGGCGTTATCACTAGAATAAAGCAAGCACAGGACACTATTAAAGACAAAGATATTCATTTAACTGCTGTTGGTGATGAGAACAAGATTGTGTCTTTTCATCAAAAACTAGATGGACTTCCTAAAGACGTTCAAACTAAGTTAAATGCCATGGCTGAAAAAAATGGCTTTGACACATTTGATTCCTACATGAAATCTTTGCCGAAAGAACAGTATTCCAAGCTAAAAGCTAACGTTGAACGTAACGGATTCGAAGCATTTAAATCAGATCTAAAATCACTACCAAAAAGCCAGCAGACCGAGTTAAAATCTAAACTCGATTCTACTGGCTTCCGTACGTTTAAAGAATGGTACAACAAAGTTCCAAAAGAAGCTCGTACGCAATTAAATGCAATTGCACACAAGGCTCCAATTGAAGACTTCATGCGCGTTACTAAAGAAATTCCTGAGCATGTCAATACTAAAGTAACTGTAGATGGTTCATCAGCAATTAGTAGCACGAGGGGAATTAATTCGGCTGTTGATGAAACAAAATCTAAATTTGGTAGATTAAAAGAAGTCATGGCTGGAACATTCGCAGGTCAAATGATTGCAGCAGGTGCAGCTAGACTTGTAGACGGATTAAAAAGCGCTACTGCTGCCGGTATGGCATACAACAAAGAGCAAGATACAATGAAAACCGTTTGGACTTCATTAACTACTGAAGCTCCTAGGGATGGTAAAGAACTAGTTAACTATATTAATTCTCTGTCGCAACATTCAATTTATGCTGCCGATACAATTAATAAGATGGCTCAATCGTTCTACCATGTTCATTCAAATGTTAAAGAAACACAAGATTGGACTAAGTCCTTCGTGGCATTGGGTTCAACACTTCATATGTCAAATGATGCTTTAGCTGAATCTGGTGAGCAGTTTGCTAAGATCGTTGCTGGTGGTAAAGCCAGTTCTGAAGATATGGCTGTTATGATCAATCGGTTCCCTATGTTTGGTGAAGCCTTACAAAAAGCTACCGGCAAATCAATGAAACAACTCTATGAGATGTCAGCTAAAGGTAAACTTAGTGCCGCACAGTTTACTGAAGCACTATCTTATTTAGGAAAGAAATATTCTGGTGGTACTAAAGAGGCAATGACATCATATATGGGTATGGGAATGTATATTCATTCTCGCTTCACTACCTTAATGGGTGATGTTATGACTCAAAGTTTCAATACTACTAAGAGTGCCAGCAACGCTATTAAAGATTTGCTTTCTGATGATTCAATGAAGAAATATGCTAATGCAATTAGTGCAGCTAGTTCAACCGTTTTAAATGGCATAGGTAACGTTATTAAATATATTGATGGTCACAAAGATACAATTATGAAGATTGGTAAAGATGTTGGTGAAATAGCCTCAATCTTTGGTAAAGCTGTCTGGAATGATATTAAGTCAATTATGACTACTATTGCTAAAATGTTTGGATTGACCGATAAGAATGCTAAAGATTCAGCAGATCCTTTAAAGACGTTTGAAAGCATTTTAAGTGCTGTTGCTAAACACAAGAAGTCAATTCAAGCTATTGCTGGAGCACTAGTTGCAATTAAAGGCTTTAAAATGGCCAAGGGTGTCTTTGATCCATTATTGAATATTGCAGGTATTGCAGATAAAACAAAAGGCGGTCTTTTAACGAAGATCATTGGCAAAGGAGATAGTCAAAAGAAGGTATTTAGGTTTGGTGTTGAGGCGGTTAAGGATTCTAAGTCTAAACTTTTTGATATTCTAGCGGGTGGTAAAGCGAATGTTAAAGCATTAGTACATTTTCCTGTTAAAGCAGGCTCTAAAATCGGTAGTCTTATTTCAAAGGGCTGGTCAAGTGTAAAGTTATTAGGTAAATGGGAGTGGACCGGGCTTAAAATTATGGGTCGTTCCATTTTCAATTTTGTTTCAAAACCAATTAAGTTTGTTGGCAAATGGACGTGGACCGGATTAAAAGGTGCTGGTAGTTTAATCGGAAAAGGCGCAAGCAAGGCAGCAACTTATACTGTGAAAGCTGCAGTTTATGGTGCTGGAAAAGTTAAAGCTTTGGCTTTAGCCGGTAAGGATTTAGCTGTAGCTTTCGGTGCTAAAACAATTGGCGCATTAAAGACCTTTGGTACTACCATGATGACTTTAGGTAAGACAGCCTTAATGAACCCTTATGTTGATATAGCGCTTGCTGTGGTTGCATTAGGTGTTGCGTTCTATGAAGCATATAAGCATATCAAGCCATTTAGAGATGCTATGAATAAGCTTGGTGGCAGTATCATGAAAGGTGTCAAAGCTGGAATTGATGGAGCTAAAAAGTTATTTACTGGCAAGCTAGGATGGGAACGAGCAATCGGCAAAGAAACTGGAAAGATTGGCAAAAAGATTCAATCTGGCTTTAAGACTAGTACGGATTGGGTAAAGAAACACAAGACTGAAATTACTGCTTCAATTGTTAACCCATTTGCTGGCGTCACGGCTTGGTTCTTGAAGGATACTAAGACCGGCAAAAATGTTACCAAGTGGATGTCAGGACTTGAAAAATCAGTCAAAAAATCAACTAAAGGTAAAAAGGGTCTTGGAAACAATCTGACTGGCATTTTTAAAGGTGTTGGAGATTGGTTGCTTAAAGACAAGAAAACTAAAAAAGGCTTTGATAAATGGATGTCTGGTCTTGAGAGTTCTGTTAAAAAGTCAACTAAAGGTAAAAAAGGTTTATTAGCTAATATTACCGGAACCTTTGAAGGTGTATCTAAATGGTTCAAGAAGGATAAAGGAACAAAGAAGGCCATGAAAAAATGGTCTGATGGACTTAGTAGCGTATTTAGTGGCAAGAATGGATTTGCTAAATCATTTAGCAAGTCTTTAGATTCGATGGAAAAGTCACTAAAGAAGTCTAAATTTGGTAAATCATGGGATAGGTTTTGGAAAGATACTCAAAAGACTACAACCAGTTGGGATAAAAATATCAATAAATGGTGGTCTAAATTTTCTAAGAACTTTGGTAAGAATTGGGATAGGTCTTGGAAAGATAGAAATAAAGATATGCACGATGATTGGAAAAACATGCATAGTGCCTATGATGATTTCACTACTGGAATAGGCAAATGGTGGTCTAATTTTTCAACTTCATTCGGTAAAAATTGGAATCAAAGCTGGAGAGATAGAAAGACAAATATGCATGATAATTGGAAAAACATGCATAGTGCCTATGATGATTTCACTACTGGAATAAGTAAATGGTGGTCTGGGTTTAAGTCTAATTTCCAATCAGGTTGGAAGAGTTTTTGGAAAGGTGTTCAAAAGCTATTTAAGGATATTTTTGGAACATTTAAAGATTTAGCTCATGATGCCATGAAGGGTGTTGTTGGTGCTATCAACGGTGGTATCGGCGGAATTAATACGGTTATCCACTTCTTTGGTGGCAAAGCTCAATCAATTGCACCTATCAAGTATGCTAGTGGTGTTGGTTATCATCCTGGTGGTCCTGCTTTAATTAATGATCAAAAGGGTTCAGTATTTGAGGAAGCATTTAAGAATCCAGGTGAACCTTGGCGAGTTATCCCTAAAATGCGAAACGTCATGGTTGATTTAAAGCCAGGTGCTACTGTTGTGCCTGCTGCTGAAACAGCTAGAAGATTCGCGCCTAGTTCAGTTCCACATTATGCAAATGGTGTTGGTTCATGGATTAAGGGTGAACTCGGTGATATGGGTAAATGGGTCAAGGATAAACTTGAAGGCCTTACTTCATTTTTGAAAGATCCATTAGGCAATCTGGTATCTGTTTGGGACAAAGCTACATCTAAATTCACTCAACCAACAAAGTTTGGTAGTATTTTTGCTCCTCCAGCCGGTCATTATCTTGTTAAGCAATCAGTAGATTGGGTCAAAAGTGTTTTAAACAAGCTAAAGGATAAAGAGCTAGAAGCTCAATCCGTTGCTGGAGAACCAAAGGCTGCGCAAGCTTGGCTACCAATTGTTAAGAACATTTTGGAGCAAATGGGTGCTAAGCCACCTAAAGGAATTGATTGGGAAGCTGCTGCTTTTGTTCGTGAAATTGCCCGTGAATCTGGTGGTAATCCAACCGTCAGACAGGCAGTTTCAGATAGAAATTCACGTGCTGGTAATCCTGCAATGGGATTACTTCAATTTATTCCACAAACTTTTATGTCATATGCTGTACCTGGTCACACAAATATTTTATCTGGTGAAGACCAAATCATGGCTACTG